ATTACACAACTCTCATTTCGTGATTAGCCCAGCATCTACACCGTGGATGAGCTGGTGGATAATCAGACCAACCATCACCATATTGTTTCCCATGACGCGGTCCACAAATAGCACATACCCTATCATCATTTGCGGTCTGCCATGTGGCGATCATTCGGATGTGTGGATTTTCCATTTCAATCATGTTCACAAGTGCTAGCTCACCCTGTACGCTGGCACGGGTCACCTCAGTAACCGCTATCATCTCTGCACGTACCGGCCCGAATAAATTGGTAAGACTGTCAGCCAGTTGGCTTATGGTCATTGTTCCATTTTCATAATATGCGGTCAGCGCAGTTTGTATCCCGCGCCTGGTTACATCAGTGATGTCTTTCACCAATTCAAATGTATATTTATTTACCCATTCGATTGCCCTGGTGTTGATCAGCCCCCAGTCCGCAACTCCGACCGGCAGCTCCTTCATCAGCAGTTCCGCTTGTGCGATATAAATGTTTTGCATCTGCTGCTGCATAGAGTTGGACAGCTCTCGTCCTGCAGAATCCCACCACTCAGCCGGTACGTTTTCCATTTTTGGTGGATTGCCGAGCAGTTGCATAACCTCGTCAAACTGCATGCCTAGCGCTTTGGCTATGGCTTTAGCGAGATCGCGTTCTAGTTCTGGGCGATTGGGAATATCGGACATATCTATTAATCCGCAGGAGTATAGGTTATAGAAAGCGAAGGAATGTACATACCAGTAGCAACAGCTGTTGACAATGAAACATTCCTGTAAATTTCCAATGGATGCCCAAATGTTTCCTGCTGATACATCACGTTTCTCGGCGCACCGCATGCAGCACAATTACCACGCATATCGTCAGGGGTAATGCCACCACAGTAGTCACACTTTTTGTTACTCATCCGTACACTCCATATTTGATCGCATCATCAAAC